ACTTCTCACTAACTATTGACCAAGCTAACTACTTCGCATTCAAAATGGATGACATCGAAGATCAGTTCGCAAACGTTGATTATGTTAGCCTAGCTGCTGATCGTGCAGCATATAAAATGGCTGACGCAATGGACACAGACGTTCTGTCTTACTTGTCTGGTTATACAACTGCAGGTGTAGCTATCTCAACTACATCAGGTGATGCACAGCACGACACAGCAGGTAACCTAACAGGTGAATGGCTAACAGCTAACCACTTGGATGCTACAGACTTCTCTAGCTTGACTATCTCAGGTTCAGCTTCAGCAGGGGATTCTATTCCACTAGCACCACGTCTACCAGGTGCAACTGCATTGTCAGCAACTACAGTGTCACCACTAACAGTCGTAGCTCGTATGGCTCGTCAGATGGACACAGCAAACGTTGACTCACGTGGACGTTGGATGGTAGTTGACCCAGTATTCATCGAAATGCTAAAAGACGAAGATTCACGTCTATTGAACGCAGACTTCGGTGGTTCAGGCTTGCAGAACGGTTTGGTATTGAACAACCTACACGGCTTCCGTGTATACGTTTCAAACAGCCTACCAGCAGCAGGTACTGGCGCAGGTACTTCAGGTACATCTGCACAGTCAACTAACTACGGTGTTGTCGTAGCAGGTCAGGAAGAAGCAGTAGCTTCAGCGGAGCAAATCAACAAAGTTGAGAACTACCGTGACCCAGACTCATTCGCAGACATCGTTCGTGGTATGCACCTATATGGTCGCAAGATTCTTCGCCCAGAAGCTCTTGTGTCTGCAGTATACAACGCTGCGTAATAACGTATAGACTATTGGGCTGGCTTTCTATAAGCTGGCCCTTTAGCACATCTAACGGTAGGATAACTCTATGGCTACTTATGTCGCACTAACAAATGAACTACTACGTAGACTTAATGAAGTTACACTAGATATTGCTGGTGATGGCTTTGACTCAGTACGTAACGTTCAGGCACTAGCTAAAGATGCAATTAACAGTAGTATTAGACTTATTCTGCAGGACGGTCAAGAGTGGCCTTTTCTTAAAACTACTTACACACAAACCCTTACAGTAGGCACACGTGAGTACAGCTTTCCCTCAGACTACTCTAGTGCAGACTGGGATACGTTCTATCTAAAGAAGCTTACCTCTCAAGGTAACAGCCCTATGCGACTAAAGGCGATGTCTTATGAGGAGTACATACAGAATGTTCGCGCTTCTGATGATGAAGGTGACACAGTGAACGGCGATGGTCCTCCTATTCGTGTATATCAAACACTAGGTGATTCTTTTGGTGTAACACCTACGCCTAACGCAGCGTATGAGGTTGAGTATACATATTGGTCTTACCCTGCTGATATGGCTTTATATGATGACGTAGCAGTTATACCTGATCGTTTTAAGCACGTAGTTATTGATGGTGCTATGATGTTTATGATGCGCTTCCGTAGTAACGAACAAAGTGCAGCTATGCATCAGAATAACTTTGAAGATGGTATTAAGTCTATGCGTCGAGTATTGATGGATGACCCCTTGTCTGTACGCTCTACAGTACTTTCTCGCTCAGGGACTAGCTCTTTTAACGGCGGTATCTAATGGCTGATAACTTAGCATCCTTCAAGGTATTCTGCCAAGGTGGTCTTAACACCAACCGTGATGTGTTATCACAAGGTGAGACTTCTCCTGGTTCTGCTGTTAGTTTGATAAACTACGAACCTGCTGTTACGGGTGGTTACAGACGTATCAGTGGCTACAGTAATGACTACGGTACAGTTCCAGGTACAGGCAGTGTGTTAGGTGTTTGTGTTGCTAATGGCGTTAACGATGGTATCCTGGCTGCACGTAAACCTTCGAGTGGTTCAGACTACTTACACTACTGGGATACAGCTACATCAGCTTGGGTTGCAGTAACTACATCAGGTAGCCCTACAATGACAGGTGTTACTAAGGTACGTTTTAAGCGTTATAACTGGGGTAGCTCTAAAGTAGTTCTTACTGATGGGATTAACCCTGCAGCTACATATGATGGTACTACTTATACGCAGATTACACACGCTGATGCACCCAGCGCACCTAAGTACTCTTCTATATTTCAGAATCACGTATTCCTATCAGGTGATAGCACAGAGCCTACTAACTTATACTTCAGTGCACCCTATGACGAGACAAGTTTTGCTGCTGGAGATGGTGCTGGTGTTATTAATGTAGGTTTTCCTATTGTAGCTACTAAGGCTTTCCGTGATCAGTTATTCATCTTTGGTGTAAACAATATTAAAAAGCTTGTAGGTAACAACATATCTAACTTTGTGTTACAGAACGTTACAGATGACCTTGGATGTCTAGCTACAGATAGTGTTGTTGAAATTGGTGGTGACGTATTCTTTTTATCACAAGATGGTTATCGTCCTATTAGCGGTACTAACAAGATCGGTGACGTTAACCTAGAGTCCATCTCTCGTAACATTCAGTCTATCTTTACTGAGGTTGTACTTGAAGAAGACCTAGAGGCATTATCCTCCGTAGTTATTCGTGAGAAGTCTCAGTTCAGAGTATTCTTTTCTGTAGGTGACTCTACTGGTTTGATCAGTGCTATACGTTCAACACCTCAAGGTAATATGTTTGAGTTTGGTCAGCTTCTAGGTATTGAGGCTACTTGTGCAGATAGTGGGTACATTGGTCAGTTTGAATATGTATTACACGGCGATAGTGGTGGTAAAGTTCACAGACAAGAGCAGGGTAGTAACTTTGATGGTGATGACATCTTTAGTCTTTACCAAACACCGTTTATCCATATGCAAGACCCTGAGCAACGTAAGGTAATACATACAGTAGCTACATACTTACGCTCAGAAGGTGACAACGAGATTGCTATGTCTGTTTTGTACGACTATGAAGCGTTTGAAACACTAAGTCCTACAAACTTTACACTAATCACTGAAGGTGCAGCAGCGTACTACAACGAAGCAATCTACGATAGTACAGCTATCTTTGATGGTAATCCAGCACCAGTAATAAGAACAAATGTATCTGGCTCTGGTAAGTCAGTATCTTTTAAGTACGTAACAAATGATACAAATGCATCACACAGTATTCAAGGTTTAGTTGTGACGTTTGGAGTAGGAGACAGGTTATAAAATGGCAGGTTATAGCAGACAATCAGCAGCCGACATTATCGCTAGTGCAATTATTCGTGCTGCACCAGTAAACGCAGAGTACAACGCTATTCGTGATGCGTTTGCTTTTGTAGGTGGACACAAACACGATGGCAGTTCTACAGAGGGTGCCTATGTACCACTGATTGCTGACACAGATGCTTTAAACAAAGTTGTAATAGATACATCAAACAATCGTATTGGTGTTTTTGTTGAAGTATCCTCTGCTGCAGTAGAACAAATACGTATCCAAGATGGTGCTATTGTTCCTGTAACTGATAATGACATTGACCTTGGTGCTTCAGGTACTAAGTTTAAAAACCTATATGTAAATGGTATTGCAAGTATTGGCTCCATTACCCTGTCTGGTGGTACTATAGATGGTACTGTAATTGGTGGTACAACTCCTGCAGCAGGTACATTTACTACACTAGATGCCACAGGTAATGCTACAATCGGTGGTACTTTAGGTGTTACAGGCGTTACTACACTAGGCACAGCTAACATCACATCTGTAGACTTAGACTCAGGTGCTATTGACGGAACTACTATCGGTGCAGCTACACCAGCCGCTGGTACATTCACAACACTTACAGCTAACACAAGTCTTACTGCAGCTACTGCCGATATTAATGGTGGTACGATTGACGGTGCCACTATCGGTGCTACTTCTGCTGCTGCAGCTACAGTAACCGATCTAACAGCTTCTGGTACATCTACACTTACTACAGTAGATATTAATGCAGGTAATATTGATGGTACTACTATTGGTGCTACTAGTGCTGCTGCTGGTAGTTTTACAACTGTATCGACATCTGGACAAGCTACCTTGGCGACTGCTGATATTAACGGAGGTAGTATTGATAATACTGTTATTGGTGCAACAACTGCAGCAGCTATAACAGGTACAACAATTACAGGTACTAGCTTCGTAGGGCCACTTACAGGTGTAGTTACAGGTAACGTAACAGGTGATGTTACTGGTGATTTAACTGGTGACGTAACTGGTAACATTACATCTTCTGGTTCATCTAGCTTCAACAACGTGACTATTGACGGTACGTTAAATATGAATGCTGGTACTACAGCTACCATCACGAACCTTACAAGTCCAACTAACACAAATGATGCAGCAACTAAGGGGTATGTAGATACCTCTATCTCTAACTTAGTTGACTCTGCACCAGGGACACTAGACACACTAAATGAACTAGCTGCTGCTCTAGGTGATGACCCAGACTTTGCCACAACTATTACTAATAGCATAGCAACCAAGCTACCACTAGCAGGTGGTACAATGACTGGTGCTATTGCTATGTCTACTAATAAGATTACTGGCTTAGGTGATCCAACAGCAGCACAAGATGCTATGACTAAAGCATATGCTGATGCTACTTACTTAGCATTGTCAGGTGGCACTATGACAGGTGCTATCGACATGGGTAGTCAGAAGATCACTACTACCTATACACCTACAAATGCTGCTGATCTGACTACTAAGACATACGTTGACACTATTCTTGGCAGTGGTGAAGATGCTGTTGCTGCTGCAGCCGCTGCTGCTACATCTGAGACTAATGCAGCTACAAGTGAAACCAATGCTGCTAACTCTGCAAGTGCAGCAGCTACAAGTGAAGCTAATGCTGCCGCTTCGTATGATAGCTTTGATGATAGATATTTAGGTGCTAAAGCATCTGCTCCTACTCTAGACAATGACGGTGATGCACTTATTATAGGCGCATTATACTTCAACACTAGTAACAACATTATGTACGTCTATGGTTCTGGTGGATGGCAAGCTGCAGGTTCATCAGTAAACGGTACATCAGACCGACAGACTTACACTGCTATTGCAAACCAAACAGTCTTTGCTGCCACCTATGATGCAGGTTATGTGGATGTATACCTGAATGGTGTTAAGCTACTAGCAGGAACTGACTTCACAGCCGTAAACGGTACAAGCATTACGCTTGCCTCTGGTGCTGCAGTTAACGATATCGTGGACATTGTGGCTTATGGTACATTCGTCCTAGCCGATCACCTCACAGAAACGCAGTCTGATGCGAAGTATGTTGAAGTGGCGGGTGATACTATGACAGGCAATCTGGACATCACTGGGACTTTGACCAGCGATGGGCTGACTGTGGATGGGGTAACAGCAGTACCTGTTGTAATTAACAGTAATCAAACAGATACAGCAATACACTTTAAGAATAGTGGATATGATGACGCTTATATAGAGTATAATGATAACAACCTTTTCTTTTACACGGACAACAAAAGGTTTTTATCGTTAGCCAGCAACGGCGACATCAGCTTCTACGAGGACACAGGCACCACTGCAAAGTTCTTCTGGGATGCGAGTGCGGAGAGCTTGGGTTTAGGTGCAACTAGCTTTGCTGGTGAAACGCTGCGGATGGAACGCAGTGGTGACATGATTTTAGGTTTGTTCTCAGGTGCATCAAGCAGCACGTTTTTAAACATGGGGACTACATCTAATCGTGATGCAGGTCAGATAGGTTACACGCAGTCAAGTAATCATATGTTCTTCAGGGTGAACGATGCAGAACGCATGCGCATCGACAGCTCTGGTAATGTGGGGATTGGGACGAGTTCGCCTATTTCAAAACTTGAAGTAAACTCTGGTGATATTCGCATTAACGATCAAACAAATGGAGCTACACGCAAGATTTACTTTGATATGAAAAATTCTGGTGGCGCACAAACCGATTTTTCATTGCAGGCAAACAACGGTAATTTCTTGTTTTACAGTGAAAGCACTGGCTCAGAACGTATGCGCATCGACAGCAGCGGTAACTTGCTGGTATCCGCAACAACAACATCAGGCTTTCAATCAAGTTCCTCAGAGTCAGGCACAATCGCTTATGCCGCAGGGGGTATTGCATCCAACTCACCAAGCAATGATGTAGCGGGGGTCTTCAACCGTCTTGGAAATGCGGGTGCTATTGTACAGCTAAAAGATGATGGAACTACTGTTGGGAACATTCTAACAGGTGCAGGGGGCTATATGCACATCATAGGTGGGAATAACACCTTTGGTTCTGGCATTGCATTCAACAACCAGACTTGGAACCCCACCAATGCAAGCGGGACAATAACAGATAATCATGTGAAATTAGGTGACAGCGGATCACGTTTTACAGACCTCTACCTGTCTGGCGGTGTATACCTTGGCGGCACTGGGTCGGCTAATAAGCTGGATGACTATGAGGAGGGGACTTGGCTCGTTGAAATGTTTGACGCTTCTACTGGTGGCAATAAGTCTGCATCAAATGCTACAGGATATTACACTAAAATTGGAAGGATGGTTCATATTACGTTTGCCAAATATAATCTCTCCAACGCTGGCATGACTGGAACAGGTGCCGTTTGGATTAGTCTACCTTTTACACCAACAGGTGAAACAGCATCAGGCTCAATAAATATAAGGCAATTTAGCTTTCCATCTACAGTCGAATACCTCGTTCCAAAAGTTAGTGTAGGCACAGGGCGTTTCCCAATTCAAATGGTGCGATCTGGCAATACTTCGACAGAAGTAACTTGGGCAAACATTTCAAACACCATAACTGACATTGGATCACTTTCCATAACGTATATGGCATAACCACCCCTGTTGGATCACAGGGTAGTCAGTCCAAGCATAGGAGATAAAAATGCTTACAGAAGAAACAGTACAAGACAAAATAGAGATCGTAGGCGACTTCAAGCACGTTCAGGTGCGCACTGCCACGGTCATCAAGCGTGACGGAGTAGAGATCAGCCGATCCTTCTCACGCCATGTAGTAGCACCAGATGCAGACATCACAGGTGAAAGCACAGAGGTGCAAGCCATTTGTGCAGCGGTTCACACGCAAGCGGTTAAGGATGCTTACGCCGCACACTTAGCAGCACAAGAAGTATAATAGAGGAAACCAGCAATGAGTAGAGCAAGAGACTTAGCAGATAGTGCTGACAAGGACATCGTTGGCACACTCACCCTTGATGACTTATCTGTATCTGGCACTATCACAGGCGATGTTACTGGTGACCTCACTGGCGATGTTACGGGCGATGTAACTGGTAACGTCACTGGTAATATCACAGGTAATGTTACTGGCGATGTTACAGGAGATGTTGACCTAACAGCTATATCCGCAACCATATCCGACACAGCCGTAGACATCTTTGTGTACGACACCCGCAAGGACAGTGATGGCGGTGCTTGGCGTAAGCGCACACAGCATACTAGCTGGTACAATGAGACACTGAACACTAGCACCCGTGGTAGCCGTAAGGAGTTCCCTGCGGTTGCTGTTATTGTGGCTGAAAGCACGACTATTACGATCTACGATGGTGATGATCCTGATCTGCCTATGTGGATGGTGTTTAATTCAAACGGTTCAACTTACAGCGGCTTGCGCTATCAGGCACGGGCAACTAATGCCATTACCGCTATCAACGGCATACTCTATACGGCTAACGGAACCACTGATGGCGTTTATTACGCAGACTTTTTGAAAGATCATACTTGGCGTATACACACCACTAATTGGTATGGCCCTGTAGCTAAAACTCTTGCAGGACGAAATGAAGCAATCGCTACAAGCGATGTTCCCGTGCAAGCAAGGGAGGGTTTAGTCCAGTTTAACGCTAATGACGTTGCGGCTACCGTTCTGCCCAACGCCCCGATTGATGCTGCTACAGGATTGCCTGTGCCGACGATTGCGGTGGCGACGAATGGTGGCGTGAGTGTTATCAAGGATGATGGGAGTGTTGTTAGCCGTTCTATTGCATGGGTTTCTAGCGGCGGCGTTTTCTCTGTAGACTTTGATGGTGAAGGATACTGGTACAATACATCATACCATGATGAATATGATGGGACATACCCTGCCCACGGGGGTGTTTACTCTTTTAGCGATTTGTTTAGTACTTCAAACTTAAACTCTGCAAACGCAAGGGTTGATAACAATCTGATGATTGGTACGGGGGCAGCAAATTCTACCAACACATATTGGGGTGCAGATATTGACGTTTGGGTTCCTAACGGAACAGATGCCAACCTTGGACTTGTAGACACAGCTAACGGTAAATACTTCTCAAGTAGAAATGGCCTTACAGTAGTTGAAGATGATGGGGAGATATTCTCTTACATTACAAAAGACTACAACACAGGGTATATGTCTGGTAAGGATGGCGGCATCAAACTCGCCACCTTGTCCGACACCGATGATACTGACGTTACTGGCAGTGAGTTGGTGACGAATGGTACGTTTGATACTGATACGAGTGGGTGGAATGTTGTTGCTGGTACGCTTACTTATTCATCAGGGCAAGCTGTTCTTTCTAATGCCACAGCTTATCACCCGTATTTTTACCAGACTGTCTCTGTTACTTCAGGCAAAACCTATGTCTTGTCGGTAGACATTACTGCTATTTCAGGACAAAGCTGTCAGATACGAGTGTTTACTGATGGTAGCTTCGCCACAACATTGGCTGTTAAGAGCAGTATAACGACAACTGGAACGCATAACATTACTTTTACTGCCACAGGTAGTACGCACTATATTCGTATGGCGCAAATAACAGCATCGTCTGGTGATAGTGCAACCTTTGACAACATCTCAGTACGCCTAGCCGAAGAAGATCGCAGTGTGAACGGCAACGGTCTACAAGTGTTCGGCACTGTGACCAAAACCCCTGTGGCTACTGGTGCGGATTTGGTGGGGTATAGTGGGTGGTCTGGCAGTAACTATCTGCAACAGCCGTATAATGCTGATTTAGACCTTGCGGCGGGACAGGAACTATTTGTCTGTGGTTGGGTGAACTACACAAATACAACAGGAAACCAGATTTTAATTTCCATGCGCCCACCTAGCGGCACTGGCACTAACTGGTGGCAGCTATACTCTAATGGTACTAGCTTAGAGTGGATCATAAACCAAAATAGTTTGAACTATTCTCATAACGCTTCCGTTGTGCAAACAGGAGTATGGCAGTTCCTAGCTGTTAAAGCGTCTTCGTCAGGTATGCAAATTTACTACAACGGTGAGTTGAAGGCTACACGAGACATCGTAATCGCTGGTTCGTCTGACACTTCAAGCCTCTTAAAAATAGGCGTTCACCACGATACGTTATATCCCGTTCAAGGCTCTATGGCACTATGGCGTGTTAGCAAAACCGTACCATCCCCAGAGCAGATAGCTAAAATCTACGAGGACGAGAAGCGGCTATTTCAAGAGAATGCCCAAGCCACGCTATACGGCACCTCTGATGCGGTAACAGCTTTGGCTTACGACGATAGCACAGAGTTGCTTCATATCGGTACAAGCGCAGGGCGTTCAGTCTTCCAAGGATTACGACGAGTAGACAACACAACAACCGCTGTCGGTGCTGCAATCAGTGCATCTAAC